GGGGGGGGGGGGAACTTGAGTGCTAATAAAAAATATGAATTAAATGTTAAAAATATTTATGGTATAGATAATAATAAATATTTAATAGCATTATTAAAAAAATTTCAAAAAGAAAAAGTTGAATATTTTTCAGTTACAAAAGAAGAATATAAATATATTAAGAAAAATAAAGAAAAATATGATGATTGGTATATTGGTTATGTTGGATTTTTACAAAGTTTTGGAAGTATATTTTTTAGTGGTTATGTAAAAAGTAATATAAGTGGAAGAAATATTATAAATGAAAGGTATAGAAATTTATTAAAACAAAGTAATAAGTTAAAAAATATAAAATTATTTTGTAAAGATATATTTAGTATAGATTATAGTAAATTACCTAAAAATAGTTTATTATATTTTGACCCTCCATATTCAAATACTGCTAAATATCATAGTGAATTTGATAATGATAAGTTTTGGAAATTAGTTATTGAACTAAGTGAAGACTTTATAGTATTAGTTAGTGAATTTAATGCTCCTGAAGATTTTAAAAGTATTTGGTGTAAAGAAAAATTAACTACTTTAAATTCAGAGGGGAAATATAAAAAAGATATGGAACATTTATTTATTCATAAATGTAATTTAGATAGAATATAAATAAAAGGAGAATTAATGAGATATAAATTGTTTAATAATGATTGTAATATAGAATTAGATAATTTAATTAATAAAAAGTTAAAATTTGATTTTATATTAATAGACCCTCCGTATGAATTAGAACATCACGGTGGTACAAGAAAAGCAATGGCACGGAGAATGGCTAAAGTTAGAGATGAGATAGATTTTATCTCTAATGGTTTTGATTATGATAAAATATTCAGTAAATTAATTAAAATACAAAATGTAGTGAATATGTGTATATTTTGTAGTAATAAACAAATTAGTAAAATAATGAGTTGGTTTGAAAATAAAAATTATTTTACTACATTACTTGTATGGAAGAAAACTAATCCTAGTCCTTTATGTAATTTAAAACACGTAAGTGATTTAGAATTTATATTTTATGTTAGAGGTAAGGGGGCTTATTGGAACAGTAATGAAAGTTTGGATATAAAATATAAATTAAAACAATATCCTATAATTAATGGTAAGAATAAACTACACCCTGTTGAAAAGCCTATAAAGTTGTTAGAGGATTTAATAAGATTACATACTAAATAAAATGATGTAATATTAGATTGTTTTATAGGTAGTGGTAGTACAGGAGTTGCTTGTAAGAATTTGAATAGAAATTTTATAGGAATTGAATTGAATAAAGAATATTTTGAAATTGCAAAGAAAAGAATGGAGGATTAAATGGATATAGTTAAAGATATTAAAGGTAATGTTGTAAATGTAGGAGATAAAATTAAATTTATGTATTATGATTTTGGTAAACCACAAGAAAGGAAGTATATTACAAGTAAAATTAGTAAAATAGATTATGAGGAAAAGAGGGTTTATATGGAGAGTGGGCATAGTTGTAGATATTCTATTTTATCTGAATATGAGAGAGGATTATATGATAATAGAATAGGTGGAGAAAAAGTAGATTAAGGAGGAATAAATGATTAAGAGGTATGTTAAGAAACCAATAGAAATAGAGGCTTTACAATATATAGGAGAAAATTTTAAAGAGTGTATTGAATTTATGGGAAATAATTATGATAAGGTAAAGTATGATAATATAACTAAAACTTTAAAAATAAATACTTTAGAGGGTATTATGGTTTGTAGTTTAAATGACTATATTATAAAAGGTGTAAATGGAGAATTTTATCCTTGTAAACCTGATATATTTAAAAAAACTTATGAGGAAATTAAATAAGAAGGGAATGATATATTATAAATAATTTTAAAAATTTATATGATTATGAAATAAAAAAAGGCAAAGATATATTATTTAACTTTGCTTTTATAAAACTAGATGAAAAGAAATATAGAATAGTATATAATCTATATTTTGATAAGGTTGAGAAGTATTTTAAAAATGATGAATTAGGAATTATTGCTAAAGGTTACTTAGCAAGAATATTAAGTAATTTCCATACTACATTTAAGATAAGTCCATTAAATGAGCAACAGGGGTTTGATTTTAGTTTAGATGTAGAGTTTAGTGGAAATATAGTTGAAAGTATTTATATTGATACATTTAAGGAATATAGACAAGCATTAGAAAGTATATTAAAAAGTATGAAAATAGTATTGACAAGAGAGAATATTAATGCTATAATAGAGATGTATCAAAATTTGGATAGTAAAGTTGAAAATATGATTGTATTAGATGGTAAGACAAATAAAATATATCAAATTAACAATTCACAGATTGATAAACAAGATAATACAACTTTAGGACTTTATTTAACAGACAGAGATATACTTGAGATTGAGAGAATGAAAAAACCAATCATTATTCATAATCATCAAAATAATTTAATATTTTCAAAGGAAGATTATGAAGTATATGAGAAATTAAAAGAAAATATTAAAAAGAAATTTATTTTTATGGTGTATTCAGTTGAAACTCAAGAATTAAAAGAAATAAATACAGGTGTAGTATTTTCTTAAAAATAAAATAAAAGAAAGGAAGTATATTATTATGGAATATGGACAATGTGTATTAATAGTAGGAAGGAGTGGCAGTGGGAAAACTTATTCCCTTAGAAATTTAATTCCCAAAGATACAATAATTGTAATGAGTAAATTTAAACCTTTAGTATTTAAAAATTGGAAAAATAATTTTTCAATTAATAAATTAGAAAAAGGTAAAGGACTTATAAAAATATGTAAAAATTTTGAAGATTTAAATAAGTTTATTAATATATTAATAACTAAAAAATTATCTTTTAAAAATATTATATTTGATGATTTTCAATATTATTCACAATTAGATGTTTTTACAAGAGCCGATGAAAAAGGTTTTGATAAATTCATAGGTCTAGCAATGAATATACAAAAATCATTAGATTTGATAACTACATTACCTTATATTTTAGGTTCAAATATAGCAATATTTTGGCACTCTAATACTGAAACTTTAGCAGAAGAAAAAGGTACATTAGTACAAACATCTAGTAAATTTATAGATGAGAAATTTGTTGTTGAAGGTATATTTAATACTGTTTTAAAGACTGAAATAGTTGATGGTTATTATAAATTTAAAACAAATTCAGATAATAATTTATTAAGTATAAAATCTCCAGCAGGTGTGTTTGATTTATATATTGATAATGATTTAAATTATGTATTTAATCAATTAAATAAATTTGATAGAGGAGAGTTGTAAAAATTATTTTTAAGTCAAGTAAGAAATTGCTTGACTTTTTTATTTTATTATTATATAATAAGATAGGATAATATTTATAAAGGAAGTGATTTTATGGGAAATGAAAATATATTTAGTATTAGAAAAATATTGTATACTAAGGACAGAAAAATAACATTAATTAAAGACCATACATTTAGAGTAACAGAAAATACTGTTGAAGTTCAGTATTTATGTAATGGCTTAGCAATAGTCAGACAGTTTATGATACCTTTTAATGAGATTTATTATTTACTTGGTACTGACTTTGTAAGTGAAATTATGGAAAAGGATAAGGACTGGTTTGAAAGTAATATTTATATATTCATATCATTTACATTAAGGGATAATATAATGTATAATAATTTACCTTATGAAAATTCAAGAAATTTGGATAATTCACATATAAAAGATGAGGAATACAAGGATTTATTTTCAGTTACTTATAAATTAGGTAGAGAAAATGTATTGAAAATGTATAAATGTTTTGTATCTATGGATAAGCATTATAAACTTAATATAGGTAAGGTTGCATATACTAAAGTACATAGGTTGACAAATTCACTAGATACTGTAAATTTAGTTGATTTTAATAAGTTTAAAAAATTAGTTGAAAGGATAAAATAATGGAATTTTTGGAGAAAAATTTGGAAGAAAGTGAAGTAAAATTAACTCAATTAATTTATAATAACAGAGATAATCTTATTGAAATAAAAAATAAGATTAATACAGATGACTTTATTAACTCAAATATGAAAATATTGTTTGACTATGCAGTTATTCTATATCAAAAGTATGATTTTCAAATATTGACTTTAGACAGGATAAAACAGTTGATAGCAAATAATGAAGATATAGATGATGTTACTAGGGAACTGTTATTAATCCATACCGATATTATGAAGATAGATTATGACTTGGATATAAAAGGGGAATTTGAAATATATCTAAAAAATCTTAGTTTATATCGTTATTCTAACTTTGTTGATGACAATGGGGGGATAGAAGGTATAATTAATAAGTTGTCTGACTTTGCAGACAATACAGATGATATGAGAGATTATTTGTTAGATAGTATAGATAGATGTTTTCATATTTACAAGTCAAAACCTATTGAGAGTGATATGGAACAAGGTATGGAAGAATTGATAAAGGAAATAGAAAATGATGAAATGGAAGTGGGGATAAGGCAACGATTTAATGAATATACAGACTATTTTACAGGAGGTATATTTAAAGGGGTACACTTTCTTGGTGCTTCGAGTGGTAAAGGTAAGACTACTTGGACTTTTCCATTTTATATTTTACCATTATTACTACAAAAAGATGAAGATGGGGAATGTAGTGAAAAGATATTAATTATTGCTAATGAACAGGATAAGAAAACATTTCAAAAATTGTTTTTAGTTGCTATATATCAATATGTGTATAGATTTACTGAAAATAATAAGAAATTAAAGAATAGGTTTATTAGGAGGCACAGGATTGAAAGAGGTAGTCCTACTGACTTAGATAAGAGATTGTTGAGAGATACTTTTGCATACTATGTAAATAATTTTAAAAAGAGAGTAAAATTTGTTTTTATGCCAATGTTTACACCTGATGATATTGAAAATTGTATTATTTCAAATGCTAGAAAAGGGTATAAGAATATAATATTAGATACAATGAAAGCAGAAGTTAAGGGGGAATATCAATTATTATCCAACCTTGCTACAAGACTTGATATGATTGCTAAGGCTAATGATTTAAGGATTGTTGCCACAGTACAGTTAGCAATACATAGTATGAATAGAAAATATTTAGACCATACTTGCTTGGCAGAGAGTAAACAGATTGTAGAGATTGCAGAACATAGTCTATACTTTAGGTATACAGATTTAACTGAATTATCTAAACTAACTATTATAAGATATAAAAGAGATATTATGAGTGATAAAAGTATTGCAGTTACGGAAGAACAATTACTACATACTGAAATTGAAGCATTTATGGAACAGGGGTTGAAAAAAAATAAAGATTTATTCTTAGGTATGAAATTAATGTTAGTGTTTGTTGGTAAGAATAGACACGGAGAGAGTGATAAGATTGTATTAGCAATAATGAATTTCGATAATATGTATTATAAGGAGTTAGGTATTGTTGAGGGGTTGCAATATGACAAGTTTTAAATATAGGAGAGTTATTAGATGAGTATATTGGAAAAATTAGATAAAATAATAGAAGTTACTAAAAATGAAAAGTTTATTGAATTAAAAAGATATTATGATAAAAATAGAAGATTAACACATAAACAAATAATATGGGTTGAAAAATTTTATTATAGTTTGTTTGAGAAAGTTGAAGATGAAATTGAATATGACCATACTTTATATGGTTATGATGTATAATAAATTAAAGTCAAGTTTATACTTGACTTTTTTATTTATATGTAGTATAATCTATCTATATTGAATAAAGGAGGTAAAGAATGAAAATTTATAATAATTTAGATTTGGATATAGGAAGTGTTAAAGGTTTTGACAATATAAAACAATTCTTTGTTGAAAATAAAGATATATTTATGGATAAAGATAAAGTTATCACATTTGACATTGAAACTAAGGACTTGAATATTAGAAATAATAAGTTATTAGGTTTTGGTATTGGATTTTCCACTACTAAGTCAAGATATTTAATAACTAGAGATTTAAGTATGGAACAATTAAAAACAATATTTAAGGCTTTTAATAAATTTAAATGCAAGATTGTATTACATAATTCTTATTTTGATATTTCTCAATTAAATTATATGTTAGGAATGAAAATTAGATGGACTTATTGCACATACATTATGGCACATTGTTTACATACTGATATATTATTGAGAGCAGAAGATAAAGATAAGGGGAACAGTTTATCATTAAAGGAATTATGTAAATACTATTATGAAGAACTATATGGATATGAAGATGAGTTAGAGAATATAAAAAAAGAGATTATAAAGGAAAAAGGTATTACAAAAAATAAGTTTACCTATGATATGTTTTCTGATGATATTTTAATACCTTATGGTAATTATGATGTGTTAGTTACTTATGCTTTATTTGAAAATTTTGTAAAAGAGGTTAAGGAAAATGTTAAGAATGGTTGGGATAAGTTACCATACTTGCTTAAATTAAAACATAAGGTAACAGATATTTATATTAATGCAAAAGTAAAAGGTATTAGAGTTGACAGGGATAAGGTATTGGAGTTAAATATTCAATGGAACAAGATATTGGAAAAAAATCATAGTGAGATTGTAGGAACTGAAGAAGTTAAGAAAACAGAAGATTTACTTTATATGAGAGAATATCGTAAAGTATTGGATAAAAGACAAAAAGATTATGATGACAAGTTGGAAAGTAGGTTAGAAAAAATTAAATTAGGAAAATATACGAAAGAGAGATTATTAAAGGATAAGGAAAGAATTAATCAATTAACACCAAAAATGTTAGAGAATATTGAAAATAAAAGTAAATTCAATTTAAAAAGTTCTAATCATAAGGCAACTTTATTTATTGATATTATGGGATTAAAACCTATAAAATATAATGAACTAAATAAAAGGACTGGAGAGAGAACACCTAAAGTTGATAAGGAATTTATGGGTAAATATTCTTATATACCTTTAGTTGATAAAATTAGAGAATATTCTTTATATATTAAAGGAGTAGATGGTTTTTTAGGGGTAAATGATGAAAATAAGGAGAAGGGGTTGTGGAACTTGACAAGTGAGGATTATCCTTTTAATCATCCCAATTCAAATTTACAAGGTACGATAACTCACAGGGTAGCACAGAATAGTGTAAATTTACAGCAGTTGCCAAGTCGAGGGGATTTATCAGTATTGAAAAAATGTATAATTCCTTTACAAGATAATCATAGAATTGTTGCTTTAGATTATTCGAGTTGTGAACTTTATATATTAGGAGCATTAAGTAAAGAGCCTAATTTAATTAATGCAATCAAAGATGGTTTGGATTTACATAGTAATATGGCTTATGGAGTTTGGGGAGATACAACAGAGATAACAAAAGAGAAGTATGATGAGATTAAAACATACCTAAAACAGTCGGAAATGGGGGTGCATTATCGAGGAATGACCTTAGCCGACCTAGACATACCCTTAAGAAAAAAATTGTCTGTAATCAAGGATTTGATGGGTAATATGAGATATAATGCTAAAAGTATTAACTTCGGATTACCTTATGGAATTAGTGCAAAAGGGTTAGCAGAGGATATGAAAGTTAAGGTTAAAGAAGCAGAAAAAATGCTTAATGAGTATATGGATAAGAATAAAAAAATAAAAGAATTTATGGATAATAATAAATATTTTTTATGTAAGAATGGTTATGTTGAAGGAACTCATGGACAAAGGCTATATATGAATAAGTCTAAGGGTATTGATTTAAAAGAATTAGAAAATTGGAAATATAATGATAAAAAAGAAATATTAGAAGAATTAAGAAAATCTACTAACTATATTATTCAAAGTGAAAATGCTATGGTTATTTATGAAGCATTGATTAGATTTGATAAGAAAGTTAAAGAGTTAGGTTGGGAAAATGATGTGTTTATTCTAACAACTATATATGACGCTTGTTATTTATCAGTAAGTGATAGAATTAGTGATAAGGAAATAAAAAAAGTATTGACAGAAGTGTTTGAAGTATGGTATACTGATAATGTAAAGTTTAAAGTTGATATTGAAAGTGGTAAAAACTTTAAAGAATTACAACCAATAGAGTGAGGAGGAAATATTTATGAGTAGAACTAGAAGAAGTTTACCAAGTTATAAGAATGTAAACTGGTTTATTGATGTTAAAGAAAGCAAGAGATTTTATAAAAAATATCAAAAAAGACATTTAAGAAGAATTATTGAAAATGAAGAAGTAGAATTTTATTCATTTAGAGATATGAAAAGAATTTGTAAAGATGGTTGGAATTGGAGTAAAGATAGAAATAATGAAGCCGTGAAACAGAATATAAGAAAGTGGGAAAAAGAAAATGGTAAATGATATTATTAATTTAAATAATAAAAGAACTATGACAAGTTTAGAAATTGCAGATATTGTCAATAAAGAACACAAAAATGTTATGAGGGATATTAGAGATGAGATAAGTAAATTAGGTATTGAAAAAGGACAACTCATTTTTGAGCCTTCCTCTTATATAAATTCTCAAAATAAGGAACAACCTATGTTTTTATTGACATTAGATGGTGTTTTACAGTTAGGTGCAAGATATAGTGCAGAAGTTAGGTATAATTTAATTCAAATTGCTAAAGATAAATTACAACCTAAAGAATATTCAGTAAAAGATTTATTAATAATGCAATTAGAGAGTATTGAAAGAATTGAAAAATTAGAGTTAGAGAATAAAGAAAAGCAAGAACAATTAGAAATTCAAGCACCTAAAGTAAGTTATTATGATGTTGTGTTGAATAGTCCTAACCTTGTAACAGTAACACAAATAGCAAAGGATTATGGTAAAAGTGGTAAATGGTTGAATAAGTTGTTAAATGAGTTGAAAATTCAGTATAAGCAAAGCAATCAATGGCTACTTTATTCAAAATATCAAGGAAAAGGTTATACACAGTCAGTTACTTATGCAGATGAAGATAGTGAATTTACAAAACTTAATACTAAATGGACACAAAAAGGTAGAATGTTCATTTATGATAAATTAAAAGAATTAAATATATTGCCAGTAGTTGAAAGAGAGGAAGATAGTTATGATGAATAATGAAATAATAAAATGGGAATATGCTAAAGTAGGGGAATTATATTGTTGGACTATTTTAGGTATTAGAGATTATAATTTAGTTAGAGAATTAATTAATAAATTTAATAAATATGAAAATAAAATAAAATTTACTTTAGGTTCAGGTTTTTCAAAATATAATTTTTTATTAAATAATGGAGATTTTAATTTTGATAATTATTCATTAGAATTGTGTGATAAAAAAGGTAAAGATTATGATGATGAATGTGATAATATAGGTATGAATTATGAATATGATTTTAATAATTTAAAAAGATTAATTGATTATATTAATTCATATAAAGATGATGTTATTAATATAAATAATGAAAATAATTTTGATAATGTAAATAAACCTAATCATTACCAATTAAATATAAAAGGTAATAATATTCAAGTAATTGATATTATTGATGAAGTGGTTAAGGATTATAAACCACAGGAAGCATTTAAGATTGCTAACGTAATTAAGTATATTTTGAGAGCAAGTAAAAAGAATGGTAAAGAAGATTTAAAGAAAGCAAGAAAGTATATTGATATGTTAGTAGGGGATAATAATGAATAGAATTTTAACTTTGTTATTTAATTTAATAGAATTGAGATTATATAAAAATAGAATATTAAAATTAGAAAAAGAAAGAGAAAATATAAAATATATTATAGTAGATGGTTAAATAAAGGAGAGGATTAATGTATATTTATTATGAATTTTTAAATTATTTGAATAAGGAATTAAAAGAATGGGAAGATTTAGAAAATTATTCAATAAGTGAATATGGTAGGTATGAAATTTTTACTATATTGACATTTGGAGTTGATTTAAAATTTAAAAATGGTAGTTATCATTTCTTTAAAGTTAAATTTCATTATGAAAATGAATTAGGAGAATGGGTTACACCAACACTCGAAGAACTAAAAATAAATGTTTTATCTGAAATTAATAGGATAAAGAAACATAGAAAGAATTTAAAAAGTAAATTACAAACACTTAATAGAGAAATTGATAAAATAAAAAAAGAATTAGGGGAATATTAATGAATGAAAAAGATTTTATTATATTAATTACTATAATATTTATGATTTTTGTTGAAATTATGGTAAATATGCGTTTTAAAAAATAGTTAAGATTTTTCTTGACTTTTTATTTTTTATGTGGTAAAATAAATTGACTATAAATAGATTGGAGGTAGATTTTGTGATAAAATATTATGGAAAAATGTTATATAATTTAGAAAAACAATTTAATATATTATTTTAAAATAAAATATTCAAATATAGTTTATCTATTGATAATAATACTGAATTATTAAGTTTAGAATTATTTAAAGGTGTATCTATTGAATGTAAATTAGTTAAAGTTTGTGAAATAAATTTTACTAAGTTTGGAAGTATTATAAGTGTTAAAAATTTTTTGTATAAAAAGGATATAAAAGATGAACAAATTTACAATGATATAGTAAAAATTATAAGAGGTTTATATGAATAAATATTTAGATTTTATTAAATTTGCTTTAGATGAGTTCAGTAAAGTAGATAGTATTGAGAGTATAACTATTAGTGAATTTGGAGGTTATACAAGTGGTATTAAATTTGAAGTATGGTTTGTTAGAAAAGGATTTAATTCATTTGAGGTTGCAAGTTGGATAGTTAGTGGTAATTTTCAAACAGGAGATGAGATTAGTGAGGAGAGTATGAGAAAATGCTTGAAAGAACAGATAGAAAAGTTTATTAATAGAAGTAAAGAGTTAAAGGAATTGGAAGAAAAGAAAAATTATTGTGAAAAAGAATTAAATGAAATTAAAGAAAAAATAATAAAATTGAAAAAATAATAGAGGAGAGAAATGATATGATTTTAAATAATATTGAAAATTTAATTTTGTGTTCAAAAAGTGTATATTATGAGTATGAAATAGATAAAGATTTTATATTCAGTAAAGAAAAACAAGAAAGATTAGGTATTGAATACAATAAAAGAGTTAATTTAATATCTTTAGGTAATAATTTATATTTGCAAATATTTACTAATACAATAAATTTTAAAATTTTTCAAGTAAGATTATTAGGTACAATAGATGGAAAAGAAAATATAAAATTTAATAAACATTATAATTATTTGTATGAAGATAATGTAAATTCAATTATAATAAATAATTTGAATATATTTTTAGTAGATAAATTAAAGAGATTTTCTTTCCTTAAAATTAATAAAACAGATAGAAATGAATATTTAGTTTGTAAAAATTATTATAGAAAACAAAGAAATATTTACATTAAAAATATGTTAGAGAGAGAAATTTTTAAAGATAAATACTATAAGTATATAAATAATTCTTTAATGAAAATGTTAAAAGATAAAGTTAGTACAAATTTAAAATTAGAGATTGAATGTAATGGTAGAGATAATTATTATTATAAAATAAAAGATAATTTAGAAACATTTATATCATTTTATTTAGAAAAGAGTAGTGTAAGTAGTGGAGTAGAGATGAAAAATTTTAAATTTAGTTCTAATGTTGTGTTTAATAATGAAACTTTACAATTTTTTACATCATTAATAAATGTTGCTAAAAAGTTTTTAAATAGTTATGTTATAGAGAATAAGTATGGAGAATTTAATTATTATACTCAAGAATATGAAACTAAATATAAATTTTATTTAGATATAGATAAAATAATAGGAGGTAAAAATGAATAAGAACTATATTATATTAAATAATAAAGTAAATCAAAAAGATAAGAATGGAAATTATACTAATTTAGAATTAGATAAACAAGCAGTAAGAGAATATTTTTTAAATAATGTAAATCAGAATACAGTATTTTTTCATAGTCTTGAAGAAAAGTTAGATTATTTAGTGGAAAATGGATATTATGATAAAAAAGTATTAGATAAGTATACTATTGAAGAAATTAAGGAAGTGTTTAAATTAGCATATAGTAAAAAGTTTAGATTTAGAAGTTATCTAGGTGCTTTTATGTTTTATGATAGATATGCACTTAGAACTACTGATAAAGAGAGAATACTTGAGAGATATGAGGATAGATTGAGTATGATTGCTTTAACTGTTGGTAGAAATGTAGATGAGGCTAAAGAGTTTTTAAATATTCTTATTAATAGACAATTACAACCTGCTACACCTATTTATATGAATAGTGGTAAACTAAGGGCAGGAAATATGGTCAGCTGTTTTATTTTATCTTTAAATGATGATTTAGAGAGTATTGGGTATACTTTTAATAGTATTATGAAATTATCACAATTAGGGGGTGGTGTTGGTATTGTAGGTACTGATATAAGAGCAAGGGGGGAAACTATAAAAGGTATAGAAAATAGTGCTAGTGGTATTTTACCACCTGCTAAAGTAATGGAAGATTTATTTAGTTATGTAAACCAGTTAAATTTAAGGTCTGGGTCGGGGTCTTTGAATTTATCAATATTTCATAATGATATACAGGAATTAATTAACAGTAAAAAAGTTAATGCAGATGAAAAATTGAGATTAAAAACATTAAGTATATGTATAGTTATACCTGATAAATTTATGGAAATATTAAAAGATAATTCGACAAAATATTATTATACATTTTACCCTAAAAATATATATGATGTTTATGGTATTGAATTATCACAATTAAATATGAGTGAATGGTATGATAAATTATTGGAAGATAAGAGAATTAAAAAAACACAAAGAAATAAATTACAAATTTTACAAGAGATAATTAGAACACAAGCCGAAAGTGGATATCCATATATTATGTTTGAAGATAATGTAAATAAAGAAAATAATTTAAGAGAGATAGGTAAAATTGTAGGTACAAATATCTGTGTTGAAATATCTCAAATAATGACTAAAAATAATATATCTCAAAATCCATATATAGAAAAAAATGAGTTTGGTTATGATGTAAATTGTGTATTATCTAGTTTAAATTTAGTTGAATTATTTAATTATAAATCGGATTATGAAAGAAAAAATATTATAATTTCAAGTATAAAATTTTTATCAAATGTTAGTGATTTAATAAATATAGAAAGTGTGCCTAGTGTTAAAAAAGCAAATGATGAATTACATAGTGTAGGTTTAGGAGTAATGAATTTACAAGGTTTATTTGTTAAAAATGGTATTGATTATGAAAGTGAAGAGGCTAAAGATTTAACTAATGCAATATTTAATTATATTAGATATTATTCATTGTATGCTAGTATGGAAATTGCTAAAGAGAGAGGTAAATTTGTAGGCTTTGAAAAAAGTGATTATGCTAGTGGTAAGGCACTTGAAAAATATATTAATGGTACAGTAGATTTAGAAGTTAAAACAGACAAAGTTAAAGAATTATTATATAATATGAATATTTTAATACCAACAGTTGATGAATGGAAAAAATTAAATGAATATATTATGAAATATGGTATTTATAATGCTTATCAAATGGCAATAGCACCAAATCAAAGTAGTGCATACATAATGGAGGCTACACCTAGTGTACAACCAGTAAGTAATATTGTAGAAGTTAGGGATTATGGGTATTCTCAAGCAATATATCCAATGCCATATTTAACTAATGAGAATAAACATTTATATAAAAATGCTTATGAAGTAGACCAATTAAAAATGTTAGATTTAATGGCAGTTATACAGCAATACGTAGACCAAGCAATAAGTATTGTGGTAAATGTTAAAAGTGATACTACATTAAAAGAGAGAGCAAAAATAATTACTTATGCTTGGCAAAAAGGGATAAAATCATTGTATTATTGGAGAACTCAAAAACAATCAATAATGGCAGATAAAGAGCCGATTTGTGAAAGTTGTAGTGTTTAATATGGAATTTTATAAAAATCGTATAAAGTTAAAATATTTTTTAAAAGCAGGTAATAAAATATCTGATATTAAATATTTACGTTTTGAGCATTTAGATGATTTATCATATCCCATATATTTTTTATTTGATTGTAAATATAAGTATTATCATTATAAATTGATTTATTATTGTAATGATGAAATAATTGAAGAATATTTAGAAATGTCTATTAAGATAAATTTATACTATGAAGATAACAATTATTATATAAAGTTCAGTGATTTATTTAGTAATTTCAATGATAAATTATTAAGTTTAATGAGTATATATGATTATAGAGAGTTGAAATTATATGATTTACATAGAGATATAGAAGATTTATCAGAATATATTAAAATAAATTATGATTTAGATGTTAGAAAGGACTAAGGTAAAACTTAGTCTTTTTTAATTTAATTTTATTTGACAAATATTAAAAGATATGATATTATATTATTGAAATTAAAATAAGTCATATAAGAAAGAGGTGCTTAATTATGTATAAAACAAATGTTAAATGTATTGTTACAAAATATAAATTATGTATTGAAGTTTATTATTTATTCTTTGCAGGAGATATAAATTATTATAGAGCAACTTTGGGGGATAAATTTATAGTTGATAGAGAACAACTTATAAAATATATTTTAAAGTGGATTAAAGAAAATATTAAAAAAGATGAAGATTTTAAATATTTAACTTTAAAAGAGAGTTATTTTAAGAAAAAAGTGAATAAATTGTTAGATAAGTTAGACAAAAATTTAATAGAATGGAGATGAAAACAATGACAAATAAAGAAATTAAAAAAGTTAGAGGTATATTTAAAAGGTTGGAAATACCTATTTATGTAGAGAATTTTTGTGAAAAGCCACCAAGTCTATTTGAAATATGGAATATTAAAATAAATTTTAAAGATAATTTAGATACACATATAGTATTTGATTTTTTAGATAAAGGTAAATGTGAATTTGATTTAAGATTTAAAGGAGATTTAGTAAATACAAATAATAAAATAGGTTATGGAAGAAATTATTTTAAATTATTTAATAAAGTTTGTATTAATAGTTATAAATTTGAAATTATTAGAGATAAAAAATTAGATTATAATTTATGTAAAATTTATGACATTTTAGATATTTATTATGATACAATCAATAATATGGTTTTATTAGTTGAAATATTAATTAATAATTATATTATTAGAAAATATGTAAAATATATGTGGAATTATGATATAATTAAATATAATCAAAAAATTATAGATAAGAGAGTACAAAAATATGAAAAGAAAATAGAAACAGAGTTATATACTAACAATATACATTGGTCTATATTGAAAGATAAGGTTATTGATGATACAGAAAGATTATATTTACTCGAAAAATATTATAATAAAACAAAATATAGAAAAAAATATGAAATTAATAGTTGACAAAGGGATAAAAGTATGATATACTAATCTTGTAAATGAAAAATTTAGGAGGTATTGCTATGGAAAAGACAATAAAATTAAATTTATTAGACAAAGGTATAGAAATGGTTTATGATGGCTTTAGAAGTATTTTAAATTTTAATTTGGATAATGATGTAAGAGATTATGAGGAACTATTTAAAGATTTTCTTGAAACTTATCCAAAAGATATTGATTATTTATATATTGAATTAGGTTATGAAAATAATGATAAATTAATTCAAGTAACAAGTTTAATGAATAAAGTTGTTGATTATAATAGAACATATAAAAATAGAATTATATTGACAATTAATCATATCAATGGTCAAAAACAACAATTTTTAGGGTAAAGGAGAGTAATTATGAATTTAAAATTAATTATAGAGAGTAATATGTTAGGTAGAGTTGAAAAAATTAAAGATATTGATAGGGGTATATCCCTTATCAGTATTAAAGAGAGAAAAAAAGGTATTTATTCAAAATTTAATTTAGATGGTTTATTTATTAATGGGAAATTGACTTTTAATGAAACTATTGAAATAAGAAAATTTTTAAATAATCAAATTAAAAATTTACATAGTTTGTTTAATAATGTAAATATTATACCTTGTAAAGATGGTTTAGAAATTAGTTATAAAAATAAAAAATATTATGTAAAGGAGAATAATTAATGTTATTTAATGTGGATATAGATTTTAATGAATATGATTTATATAATTTTGAATTAGAACAGAAACTAAATCAAAAGATGATGGATTTAGGGTATTCGTTGAAAATGAAAATTAATACTCAATATGATATTATATTTCAATATTTTAAGTTAGAAAGCAATGAAAAAGGTAATGGATATATTGAATTTGGAGTGTCTTTTATTTATTATTCAAGAGATTTACAAACATTTATATTAGAGAAAGTTGAATTATCAAAGATTGAAAAAACAAGTGAAATAATTGATATTTCAAACAGGGAGGAAATTATAAAAACATTGCCAAAAAATGAATTGTTAGAAAAAATATATGAAAATGGGGATTTAGGGGGAGTTTAGTTATGAAAAAATATCTATTATTAATTATTTTAAGTTTAAATTCTTTTAGTAACTATTATATGATAAACTATAAGGGCAAATATTATAAGGCATTTGAAAATGAAAATAATGCTTATACTACAATAAAATTAAATAGGTATAAAAGAAGTTTGTTAAATAGATATGTACAAAAATATAAAGTTATCAGGAGGTTGACAGATGAAGAAATTAATATTTTTAACTGTAATCCTGTTTACAATAAATGTAAGTAATGCAGAGATTATAAAACAGTTCAATGGCAGAGTGGTTGATGGGGAATGTAGATTTCCATTAAATAAAAGAAAGAAAATAATTGATAAAGAGTTATTGAATATTATATATACTCACACATTATTAGGTACAAGTGCCGATGATTATGAGTTTAAGATGTGGTTAAAAGACCAAAATACAGGTAAAAAAGAAACTAAAACAATTAGATTTTGTAGATTATAGGAGGATAGGTAAATGGAAAAAGATAAGTTAATATTATTACAAATTGAAAATGAATTTTATTTACAAGTACCTGAAGAAATTTATTTAGATAAATATAGAGAAGATATTGAAGGGAATATGCTTGTATTGAATTATAAATATCATTATTTTGCTAAAGATAAAGATGTAAATTATACAAAAGATTTTCATAATATTGGTTATGCTAATTTTGATGGAAGTATTAATATTATATACTTAAAAGATGATATATTAATAATTCCAAAAGATATTTTTAAGATACATAAAGATAATTTTAATAAATTAAGAAAAATTTTTAAGAAATATGATGATATATTTGATGTAGAGTTAAGAGAATATTATAGTGATGGAAATTTTAAAACAAATAAAATAAAAATTGAATATGAGATGATTAAATTAGAAAATCCAGTTAAAAATAAAAATCATTTATTTAGATTAAAAGGTAATAATATACCTAAAGATTGGGTAGAGCAGTCAGAATATTTAATAAAGAAATTAGAATATCCAAATTCAAGATATGGTAACATATCAGAGGAAAGAGTTAATTTAATAAACTGTAATGGTTATATTCCTGAAAATATTGATTTTATTATAAGTGAGGGGTATGCTAAAAGACTTGATGAACTATTTAAGTCTTGGAATAATGAAAATATTAGGTCAAAGAGAATGGAATTAATTGAATATTTATTTAAAACATATAATGAAGTAAAATCTTATAAAGATAATTATTTTGTTAGTGTAGATGATAAAATTACATTATTGGTTGATGTGGAAAATTTAGAGATTTTAGAGTTCAAATCGTTATATTATAATAATGATATGGAAAGTTATAATAGATTAGTTGAATGTGTAAATAATATTCAAAAAGAAATAGATAAAATTAATGAAAAAAGTGTTGACAATGTTTAATTAATATGATATAATTAGTTATGTAGATATAAACAATAATAAAAAATTTATGAGTTAGATAACTTTCATACTTAAATTCATATACTATATATTGTTTTCAAATATTATTGTTTATAATCTATAAATAAAAGAAAGGTTAAGGTATTAGGTATGTTAATTGAAAAATTAAATTTCAAAAAATTATTTTTAAATGTTGGATATAATAAAGAACATATTATACGAAACATACCACCTTAACAAAAGAGGTATAAATGAAAAAATTATTAGTTTTAGTTATGCTGGGTATAGGATGTTTAGGTTTTTCTCATAGGAGTAAAAATAAGATTAGTAGACCTAATGGCTATGGGGGTACTAATTTAAAAATTCCTTTATGCAAAAATCAATATGAAAGGGAAAAGGCATTTGAGGAATTTAGAAACCAATTAATTTCTAATGGCTACACTATTGTTAAATCTATTGCAAGTGATGTATCATTTGATATACTTGTGAGAGATAATACAGGTAATGAACATTGGGAACATAAGGATTGGTGTAAATTTTAAGTAAATTGAGTGGTTGAGATATACCACTCTTGAATAAAAAAAATAAATTAAGGAGATGTTTTTAAGATGATGGATTTAAGAAATGTAGAATTTAAATATATGGAAAAGAATACAAGAGTAGGAGAAATTGTAAATGGTTTAGTAAAAGATTTGAATGATGAAAAATTGGAAATTAAGGAATTTGATTTAAGTGTAATGCCATTAGTAGTCAGATTGATAACTAATAATATGTTTGAGATACAATATGATGGAAAAAGTAAGTTATTGATTTTTATAAATAATGATTATGATATAAAATTGGGTATGAATAATGGTATTATAGATTTATCGTTGTTGAAAAATTTAACAAAATTTTTAATTGAACTTAATAGAAGAATTAAAAAATATGTAGAAGATATAAAAGATTTAGAAGAAAAAGAAAATAATAAAGATAATATTCAAAATAAAGATTTAAATAAAGAAGAATTAATAAAATTAATTAGTGGGGTATTTTAGAAGTTTTATCAGGAGGTTTTGATGAAGATGGAGAATAATTTAAAAGTATTAAATAGAATTGATATACTGGAATTAGTTAATAGACAGAAAATGTTGGATGAGAAATTTAATGAAAAAAATAAAAATAATTCAAAATTAAGACCTAGAAACAGAGTTAATACATTAATTGCATTAAATACAGAATTAGGGGAAGTAATGCAAGATACAAAAGGTAAATGGAACTTTTGGAAAATTAATTGTAAATTTGATAAGGAACATACGCTAGAGGAAATCAGCGACTATTTACACTTCTTACTGCAATATATATACAGTGATGATGAATTATTTAAGGAAATTGAAAATAGAAATGATGAGTTAAATGCTACTTTTGAAAAACATATTGAAAAATTGTTAGAAAATAGGAAAGAAGAACAAAATATTGAGAATAGTTTACTATTTCTATCATTGCCAGTAGCATACGAACTTGTAGGATTTAAGTTTGAAATTGAAGAAGTATTTCAGTTATTTAGTGCTATAACAGTTATATTAGATGAATTAGGTAGTAATTGGAAAGAATTTTTAAAAGTACATCATAAAAAGTTTGAATTAAATTATTATAAGAGAACTAAGGAGGATTATTAATGCTTGAAATATTAAATATGTTTTTTATATATGGAATAGGTATATTTTTAGCATTATTAGGTATTTTTATAATAGTATCTATATGTTATTTTGGTGTTTCTTTATTCAATAAGGAAAGTTATTTATTTGCAGTATTAGTATATAAATTTGAAGGTAATAATGATAGAGATTTAATACCAAAACCTGATAATGTTATGGATTATTTAGTTTATAAAATTTTTATAAGTAAAAAAGATAGAAAAGGAGATAATTAATAGTATGAAAAAAATTATTTTATTTAGTGGAATTGGAATATTAGTTTTAATTGGAATTATAAGTTTATTTGGAGTTTATACAGTTAATACAGGAGAAGTTGTATTAATTAGTAGATTAGGGAAAATTGTAAGAGAAGAAAAAGAAGGGTTAAGAGTTAGTAATCCTTTAATTGAAAAAAGATATAAATTTGAAATTAGAGATGTTACTTATAATAATAAATTTGAAGTGTCTACTAAAGATTTACAAAGTGTAACAACACAAGTAGCAGTACAATATAGAATTATAGACCCTGTTAAGATTTATAGAAATTTTGGAACTAACTATAATGATAGATTGATAGTTCCTAGAGTAGCAGAGGTAGTACAATCTGTTTCAAGTGATTATACTATTGAACAGTTAGTGTCAGAGAGAACTTTATTAAGTCAAGATATGTATAAGGCATTGAAAGAAGATTTAGGCAAGTTTGGTATTATGGTTGTCAATGTATCAATAGTAGACCACGATTTTAGTGATGAATTTGATAAAGCAGTAGAAAGTAAGAAATCGGCAGAACAGTTGGCACAGAAACAAGAAGTAGAGAATAATCAAAAAATTAAAACAGCGGAAGCAAATTTAAAGGTTAAAGAATTGGAAGCAAAGGCTAATTCAATATTAACAGAAAGTTTATCGGATAAATTGTTAAGAAAACAAGCCATTGAAAAATGGGATGGAGTATTACCTAAAGTAAGTGGTAATGATAAATTAATGTTTAATGTAACAGATTAATTATTTAAGGTTGGATAAAAAAAATCCAACCTTTTTTATTTAAAAATATTGACAGTTAGGTAAAGATATGTTAAAATAAATTAGATTAAATGAAAAGGTAGGTAATTAGTTATGAGAGATTTAGAAAAATTAAATTTATTGGACAAGGTTAATGTATTGATTAAATTTTTGTATATGAATGAAAAACATTATATAATATATGAAAATTATGATGGAAATTATTTAAAAATTACAATGAAAGAGAATTTTAGTTTAAGTATTGTAGATTTAGAATTTAAGTATAAATGTAGTGAACTTGAAAATAAATTTTCTATATCAGATTACATAGATATCATAAGTTATTTAGAGAAACATAACGAATTTAATATTATAACTGATGTAGTTTTATTAGGTAGACAATTTAAAGAAACTAAAAGAATGAAGAAGGTAATTAACAAATATGAATAAGGAAATTATTATTAAAAGAAAAAATACATATTTCAAAGAAAGTATATTTATAAATGGTTATGCAGAATTGAATATTGATAATATTAAAAAATTATCTAATAGTAGAAAATTACTAATTTGTATAACAAATAAAGCAGATTTAAAAAGATTAGATGGTGTTGAGTATGTTTATGTATCAACTAAGAAACAATATAAAGGTATAAAAAGTATATTAGAAAATAATAATGTTGTAGTGATAACTTATAAATTAGTTTATATAGATTTATTACATTATTCAAGTTTATTAAGTTATTTACATAGATATAGATTTACAGTATGTTTTCTTAATAGAAAGAAAGTAAAGCAAGGAGATGTTATTGTAGATGAGGATTTTTTATATGATAATAGAATATTTTTAAATATTGATTACATAAATAAAACAATAGAATTAAAGGAAGAATTTAAGAATAATAATTTTTATGATGAATTTGAGTTAGAATATTTAAAAACTTGTGGATTATGTAAATTTTTATTATATAAGATAGATAAGTTTACTTTGGAAAGTGGTAGACAAACAAATGATGATAAAGTAAATTATAAAATTAAATATTACATTATTTATGGTAAGGAGTTAAATAATAAATTATTTTTAGATAAGTTATGTGAATATATCCCATTTGTTTATGAAAGCAACAATAATCAATGGTATGATATAAAAATAATAAGAGAAAATTAATTTTAATTTAATTGACAAATTGAAAAATATATGATATTATTATTGTATAAGATGAAGGGGAGATGATATTATGTTAAATAAAATTTATTTTTCTATTGCCTTGTTTTGTCTAAATAGGGTAAATAAAACACAATATTGGCAATATGAAACAGGTACAGGTAGAGTTGTATCATTATCTGTAAGAAAAGGAATAGTATATATTCTACAAGATGATTATATAGTATTGAAAAATGATTTAAATGGCAGTATTGTTTTAAAAGATTTTGAAGATAATGGTATAAAGATTGAAATTTTAAAATAAAATATTAGGAGGAAACTAGAATGGAATATAATTTTGAAAGTATTAAACTTGTAAATGAGAATGAAAGATTAACTAAAAAAATTAAAGAGAGTAAAAAATTTAAAAATAGAATTAAAAAAATAATTAAAAAGGTAGTAAACAGATAATGGCTTATTATGACAGTACAAAAGAGTATGATAATAAAAAGGAATTGGCTATGATAAGATTTATCATACCAATTTCTAGCAGTATGTTTAGAATTATTGATAAAATAGATTATAATGTTGAAAAAGATATTATAGAAATAAATGCTGATGGATTAGATGTTGAAATAGGTGTTAGAAACAAGATTAAAAAAGGTAAACCTAATAAACATCAAAAGTCAATTTTAGTAAAAATTAAATTAATGTATGATAAATGGGAGGAATATTTATGAGTAAAGGTATGAGTTTATGGGAACTAGGTAATAAAGGTAGGGAACTTGAAGCATTATTCTTTTATGGGGATATTGATGAAGATACTTTAAAAGATAGCCAGGAGTTATTAATTAGTGAGTTGGAGAACAAGTCTAATTCATTGGTAATACTTTATAAAAAATTTGAAGAATTGGTAGGTAAGAAAAGTCCTAAGACAGAAGAAGATAAAGGACTAATTAGAAAAGAGATTAAAAGATTGCAGGACTATAAAAAGGATTGTGAAACAAGGTTTGAAAACTATAAGACAAGGTTGACTGAATGTATGTATAACATTGGTATGAATACAGGAAAGTCAAATGGTATAATGACTGACAGAGGAGTATTAACAATGACTAAAAGTCAGAAGGAAGTACCTATTGATATGAATGATGTTGATGATAAGTATAAAAAATATGAAGTTAAGTTTGATGTTAATAAGGAGGAATTGGATAAGTTGATGAAAGTTTTTGGAAAAAGACTAAAAGTTAGTGAGCCAAAACTTGATAAAGAACTTTATAAAAATGAAGTTGGAATACAGAAAGAGCAATGTTACTCAATGACAGTAAAGTAAGGGTTGATTGAGATGTATAAACAATGGACTGTATTAGAAGTTGAAGATTTAAAAGCATTAAGTGCTACTTGCAGTAATAAAGAGTTAGCAGAGGAATTTGGTACAAGTAGTGCTTGTATTAGTAAGAAATTATCATTGCTAGGTTTAACAAATGAATATAGATATTACAGTAAAAATGATAAAGATAAAATAAAAAATTTGATATTAAATGGGTCAAGTAAGAATGATATTATTAAAATTATGAACAGAAGTAGAAATAGTTTTAATAACTATCTTTATAGAAACTATAAAACATTTAATATTAATAAGGTAAAAGAATTATTGGAAAAGGAGAAATAAAATGGTAAGATATTTAGATTATGTTGAATTTTTAGATTTAGTTAAGAATTGTGAAGTAACAATGAATTTCAGAGATATTAAGAATAATGAGTTAGATGAGTTATTTGAAACTTTTGATAAGAATAATACTTTAATCAAGAAACAGATAGGATTAAGAGTTCCTAATAATTATAAGGGAGAAGTTATAACTACCATAGAATTTGGGAAACTGGAAAAGGAAGATATATTATTAATTATTAATAATAGAAAGCATTATTTATCTATTGTAGAGGAAGTGTTGTATAATGAAATTTAGATTATGTGATACTTGGTGGATTACAAGTGATAAGTATTGCTTTAAGTTATGCAAGATTGAAAAAAGAGTAAATAAAGATACAGGAGAAATTGAAGAAATATTAAATCCTGAAATGTATTTCAGCAGAATGAAAGGTGTAATAAATGCTTGGGCTACCGAAAAGTTAAAGGAGAGCAAGGCTAAAAAGACAAAAGATTTAATTAATGATATTAAGGAGATTGATAAGGAACTTGACAAGATATATGACAAGATAGGTAAAGGATTTGATATGTATATTGATGACTTTACAGGGGGAAAAAGATAGATTTAATAAAGTTGGGTAAAATAATTCCCAACTTTTATAAAAAAGTATTGACAAGAAAAAAGTTATATGCTATAATGTTACTAGATTGGAGATGGTTATATGGATAAGAAAGCAAGTTTAAAAACTAAATTAAAGAAATATTTATTAAAGGAAAAAGAATTAAAGGTAAAATTTGAGAAAATTCTCAAGGAGATTGAAGAAAATAAAATTAAAATAATTCTTTTAGAAAATAAGTTAAAAGAACTGGAGGAAGATAATGATTAGGAGAGTTAGTTGGAATGATGAAGAAATTGCAAGATTAAAATACTTATTTATTGATAAAGATTTATCAATAGAAGATGTATCTTTGGAATTAGGTAGGTCTATATCAAGTGTTAAGTATATGCTTAACAGAAAAAAGATTAATAAAGGTAATATTAAGTTTAATGATACCATTACAGAAAGAATATTAAAGGAGGTGTTAAATTACAGAGATGATAATGAAATATCTGAAATAATTAACAAGGAATTTGATTTAAAGTCTACACATAAGGATATTATGAATTATTTACAGAGAGAATATGGAACATCAAGCAAGAGAAGGTTATTAAAAAAATTTAGTGGAGGTAAGTAAGATGAGAATGTGGGAAATTGAAGAAAGTAGAGAAATTAATTTACCTAGTTATTACTATGAAAGTAATTTTATTAAATATAATAATAAAACAAGGAAAACATATAGAAATTTTATAAATAACAGGAGAGGAAGATTTATTGTAGACTTTGTTATTTATGATTATTATACTAATGCTTGTTTAATGAAAGATAGCATTGTAATTAGGGTAAGGAATGTAAATAGTTTAAGTAAAAATAAATTAGAACATTTAATACAGAAAAGATATTATCCAATGAAGTTTGGAAATATTAAAATTTTAGGTGTTAGGAGAGGATAGTAATGTTGAATTGTGAATATTGTGGAAATGTAATAGAGGAGGATGAAAAATTTTATATAATTGATGATGAATATTATTGTAAGGATTGTGTTGTTGAAGAACAGAGAGTAGTATATAAAGTTTGTGATGAAGATTATTATGATGAAGATGATGTAGTTGAGTATGAAAGTATTGATGAATATATTAGTACATTAAATAAACTTATAAAATTTTGTGATGAGGCTATTGAAACAAATAATAAGTTATTAGATGATTTAGATGATGAAAAGAAAATAAAGTATTTAAATTTTGCTAACAGTATACATAGGGATAATAAAATCAAGTATGAAAAAGAATTAGAAAATTTTAAGAATTTATTGAAAGAAAGTGTTGACAAATAATAAAATATGTAGTATAATTAATTAGACTTAAAAATTAGGAGGAAGATATGGAAGAAAAGAAATCATTTGCAGAGATGTATATGGAAGAAAAGGAAGAATTGGAAAAGGAAAATTCACAACTTGAAGAAAATAGTATTGATATTGTTGATACTATTGAAAAGTTAAAGGAGGAGATTGAAAAATATAACAGGAATGAAGTAGCAAATTTTTCAAATGTAAAATGGGAAGAATTAGTTAAGGATAAAGATTTTACAGAAGATATGGTTATAATGTTTCAAATGCAGATACAGTTATATTATGATGAATATATTAAGACACATAATGTTAGTGATGGTTTAATCAGGAAAATGTATTATGAGTTTACAGGACATTTTAATCCAGATATGCTAGATGAAAATACAAGAAACAGAATATTTCCAGAGTTAAAAGAAAATAAGGAGTAAGGGTTTATCCCTTATTCCACGAAAAATTAAATATAAAGGAGAAATTAAAGATGATTAAATTAATAAAATATGATAATAAATATAGATTAGTAGTTACAGAAAACATTTATGGAAAAGGAATTGTTGGTACAATGTTTAATGATTTGGGTGTAAAATTTTCATTTACAAGCAAGATTGATGAGATTGGAAAAGTTTATAATGATACAGTAGACTTTATAATTGATATGTATGGAAATGATGATTATATTCCTAAAATTGATAAAGAAATTACAAGAGATGTATTCTACTTTATAAAAATTGAGTTAGAAAAGATAGAAGAAAAATATGGTAATATATTAGAGTATGAAATAATAGATAAAAGTTATAATGGAAATAATGAAGATGTATTAAAAATAGAGTTTGAAAAAGTTTTTGATAGATGAGGTATGAGAATAGTATATCAAAATTTTAATGTATTAAAGAGAGGTATATTTACAGATAATGATATAAAAGTGTCAAGTAATTATATTGTAGAATATGACAGAATTAATGATTGGTTATATATTTTAGGTAAAAGTAGTGATAAAGATGATAATATTATATTTGTTACTAATGAGGAAAAAGAAATTATTGAGAATAAAGTAAAATTAATTAATGAAAAGTATAATATTGAAAAGAGATGGAGAGCAGATGAAGGGGGTAAATATTATTCTATATACCATAGTACATTAGATATTGATAGTAGTTATGAACATAATAATGAACTTGATAATAAAAGATATGAAATAGGAAATTATTTTAAAACAAAAGAATTAGCAAAAAATAAGTTAAAGGAAATAAAAAGATTATTATTAAAATAGTTTAAGGATAGGTTATTAATTTGCATATTAATTTATGTAGGTTAATAACTAAAAAATTAAATTATAAAAAGTATAAAACTTTTTTCAAAAAAGTGTTGACAAGTTAAAGAAGATATGATACAATAAGTTATAGAATAAATTAAGGAGTGATAAAAATGATGGAAATTAGAAAATCTTTATACAGAATGAAATTTACAGATAGGTTTAAAGGAGATGGTAAAAAGTTATATGATAAGTTAGTTAAATTATCAAATAATGATGATGTTAAGTATTATAGAATATTACAATGTGTAAATAATATTTATGGGGAAGTTGTAAAATATTGGTTAAGTCAGTACAGCATAAATAATATGTTAAAGAAAGAAGAATTTGAATATGATTTAGTTATTGTGTTGTATAATATTAATGAAGAAGTGCTAGAAGAAATTGAAATAAAACATAATTAAAGGGGGTTTAAATTATGAAATTAAGAAAAGCAACTATTGAAGATTTAGAGAATAAGTGTCCTGATGTTGTTAAGTTATTGGAGAATAGTTTAGCAGAGATTAATGATATGCAAGAATTGTTAAATTATATAAATGAATATACTAGAATTGATTTAATGGATGAAATTAAAGAATATTTTGGAGAAATTTATATATTTAACCCTAACGATGAATATTTAGACAATTTTTTAAGGAATTATATAAATAGAAATGTTAATAAAATTAAATCTAATTATTCGGAAAAATTAAGTGATGAGGAACAAATTAAAATATTTAAAAAAGTAAGAGAAGTTGAAGATGAAGCATTAGATGATGTGATGGATTTATTAGATACTTTTGATAGAGATATTGTATTAAAGAAATTAAAAGAATATGATTATATAAATGAATAGGAGTGATATTTATGTCAAATAGATTATTAAAATTTAGTGAAAAAGAATTTGATGAGATTAAAAAAGGTATTAAAAAATTATTCAAGGAAGAAATACAATCACATAAAAGTAAAAATTTTATGGAAATAGGGATAGATAGCAGTACAAACGTTATACATATTTTTACAGATAAATTTAATTTATATTTGAGAAAAAAATTATCTAAAGATAATAAAATATTAGTAAAAAGTAATATTGAATTGATTAGTATTTCAAAAAACAATATAATAAAGAATAGTGATAGAATTAGATGGATTATTGAAACAGTTGATAAAGTTGTTAAATTAAATAATAGTTCATTGACTAAGATAGAAATTTTTGCAAAGTTATATAAAGATAGTATATTGGAAAATTTAAAGAGAGAGAATATTAATTTAAATTGTAAGGTTTATAGTGGTTTTATTGCTTTTAGTGATAAAGATATTAAATTTGATTTTGAAAATGAGAATGATTATAACTTTGTATTGATGAATGATTTTTCAAGTGTTATTACAAAAGATGTTATAAATAAAGTTAATAAATTAATTAGTATAATATTGAAATATTGGAATGATATGGCAAATTAAATAATTTTTATAGGGATTAAGTATGTGGAATAAGAATATAAAATTTAAAAGAGATTTAAAAAGAAAATATAAACATAAGAGAGATAAATTTGATACCTTTATAAAATATTATATAAGTGAAAAAGGTATAAGGTTAAAGAATGATAGAATTAGAGATTTAAAATATTGGAAAAAGTATTATAATAGGTTATTTAGAAGAAAGAAAATAGAATTAGATGAAGTAGGTTTAAAAGGTAATTACTATGTAAAGTATTATAGAAGTATTGTTTGGGATAAATTTTATTAAAAGGAGATGGATTAATATGAAATGTGAAATGAAAAATAATTTTTAAAGGGGTTATAAATGGTGTTGAGTTTGATTATGAACAGAGTTATAATTATTTAAAAGAGTTTATTGAAGATATAGAGGATAAATTTAATTTAAATATTAATAATAAAGAAGTAACTGAATTTCTACAAAGTCAATTATATGAGGAAACAGAATGTTTCTATAATACGATTGATGATTATGAGGAAGCACATTATAATGCTATGGATAATTTATTTGATAATATTGATATAATAGAGGGGTTATTAAAATATTCAAAAAAGAAAATAAACATATAGTTAAGGAGATGATTTTTATAGATAAAGAATTAATAATAAAGGAGAATATTAATATGGTAGATAAAAAACAAGAACTTTTAAAAAAGGTCGAGAAAGTTATATATTGGATTGATAGTGAGATATATAATTATAAAGATAAAATATATTTCTTTAGAATAATCAATACAGAAAATAATATAATTATAGTACATAAACATTTAGAATTATTTTCTATTTCATACAAAACTTTAAAAGTAGAAAATAACAATGTAGAATTAATAGGGTATGAAAAAGAATTAGAAACTCTTTATAGAATATTAAAAGATATTTTGAATGGGTGTAATGTAATATATACAAAGATAGATAAAGATTATGAGTATTCTTTATACAATGTATTTATATTTGATATAATTAAATTTAAAAATTCAAAATATGTTAATTTTTATGATGATGATGAAGATAATGATTATTTTGAAACATTTGAGCATAATATTATTGAACAAAATATTGTAGATGTATTTTATAATAATACTCTATTAATTAATGATAAATTTAAATTAGGTTTTCACAATAAAATTTATGTTGAAGATAATTATTTAAGTTATTTTGAACAAACTTTAGATTTAATAAATGATGTATGTTCTAATATTGAGGATAGGATAAAAAATATTTTTAAAGAATATACAAACATAAAATTTAAAGATATTGTAATTAAATATAGTAAAGATGATATTTTTATATATACAGATTGTTTAGATTTAGTATATGATATTGAAAATGATTTATTAGAATTAAAAGTAAATTATAAATCTAAAGAATTAAAAAATTTAAACAAAGACTTAGAAATTATTAAAGAGAGAATAAAGGAATTAATTTAATAAAATTTATCTAATGGACTGTTAAACACAGTCCTTTTTTAATGCACACAAAACAACAATAATAAATTTACTGTAAACAACATAACATATTACACAAAAAATAATCAAATTAAAGACTTGTTTTAAGTCTTTGAAAAAATAGGAGGAAGTAAAAAAAATGAGATATGTAAATGAAGAAAAATTTTATGATATTGTAAATAAGGAAGTGGAAAATCTAAAGTGTAATTCAGATATTGGATTATATGAAAGTTGTAAACTTGACAGTAATGGAAAACTTAATTTAGATACATTAGATTATGAATATTATGAAAATTTTATTTATGATAAAGCACTTGAAAAAGTATCTAAAAAATACAAAATAAAATACAAAGGATATGATATGTCTAAAGCATTTAATCCATTGTATCACAGAATATACTAAAAAAAAAATAAAATAAAAAAAAATCAAAGGAGGCAACAA